GTTCGTGTTAGAAGGAGCATTGTTCACATTAAACGTGAAAGCACCACCAATAGCAGATGCATTGTTAGCACTCGCCCCAACAATAAGGGCACGCAGGTTCGCCCTATACAACCCTATAAAATTGTCATTGACTTTGCAAAATTAATGATACGTTAGATACCACGGGGGAAGTATCCCCCGTCACCCCCTCACCTGTGGCTTACGCCACAGCTGGTTGTTCACAAGAAAGACCGCACCCAAAGGCCCAGCCCGTGTCAGAAGGAGCAATGATCACATCAAACGTGAAAGCACCACCAAGAGCAGATGCATTGTTAGCACTCGCCCCAACAAAAAGGTAATCAAGCTGAGAATTGTTAAACCAAGCACCATCGCAGTAGTGAGTTGTTCCACTACCACTAATAGTAGTAGGAATCATGCCGTATTCTGAGCACTTACAAGCACTAATATACCCTCCATTTGTACCACTAGGAGTAACATCAGTATTAGTGTACCCAGTAACATCAGTTACACGGTAGCCATCATTCTCTGGAGTCATCTTTACATAGATTTTGCCACCAGAGTTAATCAAGCCAGCAAGTCTATCCCACTGGTCACCCCAGAATTTCTCCACATGGAACACTTTAACCTGATGAGTAGAGTCACTATAACCAAAGAACTGACCCATATTGTTAAGAGTACCAGTACTAAGCATTCCGCTAGCACTAGACGCAGAACGGCAGTTGCCATATCCAAATACACTCTGAGTATCAGTAGACTTGCCCATAAGTATCAGGAGTGTGCGAATGAGCTCATGTTGGCTCCAAGTATGGGTATACCAACCAGTACCATTAGCCTTACACCCATTAATCTCCTGCTGAGCAGTAAGACTCTGAGCAAGTGTTTGTCCAGACAAGCTACGAATCTTAGTTGTGTTTCCAGAACCACCATAGATACTCCAGTAGAAGTAGTCAGCAATTGTGCCGTCAGCACGTGTATGAGCATAAGCCTTATAGGTGTCATCATACTGAACATCACTTATGATTTCGTACTCATAGTCTGCATCTTGATAACGCTTTACCCATACCAGTGGGAATTGAGCCATTGCGTTGCCATCGTAGTTAGAGTTGGTAATGTCTGAAGCAGTACCATCTTCCTTCTGAGACAGGTCATTAGGATTCAGGTAGTAGTCTACAGTTCTGTCACTCTTGAGCATAAGAGGTTTATTGTCCGTAACAAACCACAGGTCACCCCAATCACCATAGTCAAAGATGCCTCTGCTGAAGTCCATATGAGCAGGAGTCATACCTACAGCATCAAACAGGTATTCTACCTTAGCACCTGGAGCACCTTCATTTTTCTTAATACGGACACCATAGCGGTATCCATTAGACATCTTGACGTTGTAATTGGTGAGTTCAGTCACCTGAATAGTCCTGCTGCCTGTACGATTGTTCTTAGTACAGTCTACTCGCCAAGCACCAAAGTGAGGAACACTACCCTGATACACTCCAGTACCCTCTCCAGTCTCAGAAAGTTCAATGGAAGTGCTGGCACTATTTATAGTAACCACGCAACCAGTTGGTGCTTCTACTGTGATGTATGGAGTTACACCATTTCCTCCAGCACTTCCCACCTTAGTATTGATTTGAGAAACCAAGTTTTTAATTTGAACTTGTGTATCCTCCGAAGCAATGTAAGTTTTACTCATTGTTGTTTGCCTCCCCATTATTAGAGTTATTATTTTCATCTGGAGTTACTATGTACACGCCATTAGCATCGCAGCCAAGTGTGAATGGAACAGTGCTAGAAGAATCAACCAATGACGTTCCTCCATCGTTTCTTTCCATACTAACAATTCCAGTAGCCATCGTTATTCCTCCGTTTCAGACTCATTTTCATTGTTACTAACTGTTGTAGGTGTTTTTCCTGGTAATACCATTAAGGTCGCAGTTAAACTTGAAGCTGGAACATACTTAGAGTATATCCTGACTTTATCAGTCATAGATTCACAAGTGCTACACAGTCCACAAGTAGCAGCAGTAGCCATTGAAGAAGGTGAAATACTTAGTACGGGTACGTCATGCTGTGTTGTTCCAGAGGAAGTTATATCATAATAATATTTGTATGCGTGTGTTGCCTCATTATCCTGAACCCAACCTGATGTGCTAATAGTAATAGAGGCAGCACTGGGTATATCATTCAGTGCTGCCTCAATCTCTGCTAAACTTTCTTGCATACCCTGTGACAGTTGCAATACGCCACTCCCAGCAGCATCTGCTGTCTGTTTAATAGCAGCAATGAAAGCACACAAGGCAGGGAAGCCATAGGAATAAAGTGGCAGCTTTATTTGCTTACCATCATTAGCCATGTGGCTTGCCCCCTTTATTCAATTATTCACCAGCTTCAGGCTCAGTAATACCGAGCATTACAGACAGCTCAGAAGCTGTGTAGTCCTGGATGTCTGCCGTTGTAAGCACATTGGCAGCAGCGAAACCAGCATCAACTGGGTCACCATTGGCATCAAACTTAGCCACGTTACCAGTTGTAGCGGAAGTATCACGCAGTGCCAGGTCACTGATAGCCTTGCCACCATCCTGAATTTTGCCGTTTGCAGTAAGAGTTGTGATGTTACCAGTAGTACCACCAGCAACCTTAGTAACCACGTCATCAGCTGCGATACCAGAATTGGTAGCATTACCATTGGCATCCATACCAACAAGGTTGCCTGCGTTAGCAGAAGATACCTTGTCCATAAGACCAGAGGTATCTACGAAACCAGCCATTACATTGAACTTGTAAGTAGCAGGTGTCTCATCAGCAGCAGGAGTAGCCACTACTACTGCGACATCTGTACCAGCAGGGAATGTCTTGCCTGCACCTTCAATGAAGTCTGCTGTTGTTGTGAAACCTTCAGACATGTTGTACACAAAGCCTTCATTGGCTGCAACAAGCAGAGCATTAGTGAGCTCAGCAGCAGTCTTAGAGCCAGCTGGCTTGTAAGCACTAGCAATCTTAGCATTGATTGCAGTCTGTACTTGTGTACCAGTCTGGAAGTCGCTGTCGTTGGTAAGGTCACTTACCTTAGTGGGCAGGTCTGTCTTCTTAGCGAAGTTCTGCTTCAGTTGTTCTGTGAGTCGCTCCATTGTGAGCTGGGTATTGAGTTTCTTTTCCAGTGCCATTTTAATGACCTCCTATAAAATAATGAAATTTCTACTGTCCGTACTGGACTTTCATTAGTTTTATCCATTTAGGATGTTTATAAGTCTTTGAGTAGCTTCATCGTCATCAGTAATGTTGTCTTTGGTTATTACAACATCCTTATCGACAGATATTACACCATCTTCTGAGACAAAGCCTTCTCCTATCTTTACTAACCCAGCAGTGTCTTCAGTAGCCATTGGAAGTCCACTAATATCAGTTTCCTCCTTCTGACCTATGAGAGCAAAGCTGGCAGTGATAGCTGATTGAGGTACAGAATCTGATAGAATCCGTACATAACCATTAAAAGATTGGCAGTAACCTTTTAATCCACATTCTCTTGCTGAGTCATATGAATTAGGGTTTATTACCATCACGGGAATCACTGAAGCTGTTATACTACTGTTAGTAATATCTAAGTGATAGCCATTTTCATCTGCTTCCCAACCAGAAGTCGGTATAGTTACTTCTCCTACAGCCAGTGCTCTGGCTAGGTTAATAGCAACACCACTTCCACTGCCTGGCACTCCATTCTCTTCAATGGTTGTCAATCTATTTTCAATAGCAGTCAGGTCTGCGTCTACTGTGCTTCTGCCTCTGACTACTACTTTAGCGTGTGTAATAGCATATATGCGTTGCTTGGCTTTATTGATAATCCATTCAGCTGAGATATTCATCTGACTCCCTCCTTTCTGTAATATTTAGTCTGCTAACTTGCGTTCCAGAACACTTACTCTCTCAGCAACTTCATCTACAACAGCATTTATGCTGTTTATAGCTAATACCAAGTTATCTTTATTTTCAGTTTCCAAATCAGTAAGAGTGCCTTGATTTCTAGCTAATTCTGAAGTAGCAGTATTGTTAGATTCCAATGACTCAATAGTTCTAGTAAGACTAGACTGGAGGGTACTTATAGTCAAAGATATATTAGTCAGTGCGCCTACGTACATTTTTCCTGTACGTGAGTTTACTTGTACATCACCGCCAGATTTTACAATACCTAGCTGAGAATCAGAGGCAACCTCATAATTTACTGTAGTTCCTAGTAATTCAGCAAGTCTCTGTTCTATGTACTGCTTAACTGGTGCTGACACTTGTGGGTCATAAAGGTTTTCTGTATTGAGTTCATTATCTGCCACTTCACTAGTACTAGCGAAGTCTGCTGTAGCCTCATCAATGGCTTGCTGCTGAAGTGTGGATACTGGTTTGTCTATATCCCTAGTATTATCTACTTGGTCCAAGCCTATGTCTTCAGCTGATACTGAACTAATTTTTTGATTAAGTTCTTGTTGAATCTGTGTTATTGTTGTGTTAAAAGAGTTTTGTAATTCAGTTAATCTCTGGGAGGTTGCAGAGTTTACCTCTGCTGAGGATGAATCTAATCTATTGAGTTCATCCACTGCTAAGTTAAACTTTTCTGTCATAACTCGCAGTGTGTCTTTTAAGTCCCAATGCTCTGCTGCCATGTTCTCACCTCACCTTCCAGAGTTGTCAATCCCTAACAACCTATTCAAGTCAGCTGTGGAAGGACTCTCTATGACAATATTCGTTCTCTCTGAGGTAAGTTTGTCATTTAGGCTTTGTTCTGTTTTCCTTTGGTTTTCTTCTATGCTACTATCATGAGTATTAAGTTCCTCTACTACTTTATTGAACTTATTTGTCATGGTTCTTGCTGAATCCTGAGTTTTCCATTTTTCAGCCATCTTGTTCCCCTCCTTTGAGTAGTAATAAGATGGTATCTATTTTTTCACTGAGGGTTTTGTTTTCTTCACGTAAATCTTTTATCTGCTTCTGTAGAGCATTGATAGCTTTGAGTTCAGGGGAGCCATGAAATATGACTGCCCCTGACTCCTTATCCACAGTGCAGTTGTTATTATTTAACATTCCGCACATGGTTTTTCTCCTTATACAGTTTTCATGATGCTTCTGAGGTTTTGCACACGTGGACGATTGACCTTATCTACCGTAGAAAGTACAACTTTAACACGGTAATTGTAAGCCAACTCACTGAGAGACTGCTCAAATGTATAAGTCTTATAGTTGTTAGACTTTTGTACTGTATGGGTGTTCGTCACAGCCTTCCAATCAGTTCCATTTGTGTCAGTAGCAAAGTAAAGTACAGCATTTGTACCAGTAGGCAGCCAAATATCTGCTACTATCTTAACTGTATTAAATCCAGCATCTACAGGAACATTCTTAGAAATGTATATACCTTCTTGTTCGTTATGTGAACCTACAAGAATCAGGCTATCCAGAGCAACAGCTGGAGAAGTAGTGGTAGTACCAGTTAACAATGCCTGAACTTGTATAGATTCAGCCAATTCTGTCAAGTCTCTGCTATCATAAGCCTCAATTGGGAGGAATTCTCCTCCATTAATTGAATACTGCCACTGTATAGAGCATCCAGCAGGTATAGACTCATCAGACATAAGCTCAATTCTATCAAGACTTACATCACTAATCTCCTTAAATTTAACCTTGCCAGTTGAGTTAAATTTCAGACCATACAAGTTGAATTTAATATCAGATGCCTGGTGTGCTGTCCAAGTGATAGCATTAGATGAACTAAACATAGTGCCATTGAGGAATGGATTTTTACTTACTATGGTTCGTGAAGCAACATCTGTCTTAGTGGTTTCCGCAATCCAAATGGAATCAATATCGCTATCACTAAGGATAGTGAAGCAATATCCTTCATTGGCATTACAGTACACTGGGTTGTCAAATACCACCTTAGTTTCATTGGCACCAGTAGGACTTGTTCTTACATCAGAGGGCTGTATAGTCTTTTCTGCGTAAACAGTTGTGCCAGGGTATCCATTTACCATATTCCGTACTTGTACTGTTATAGGCTCAGTGATATTTTTATCACAGAAATATAATCCAACTCCAGTTACATATTGGTCCATATCAAACTGGAATGATTGAGCAATAGGGTCAGTTATACGTGGGCTTACTCGTTCTGTCCACACTTTCCTAGTGATAACCCTCTTAGTCCCATTAGCAGTATAAGTAGCAGTACCACTAAGGGAAGGAGTATTTTCAGCATAAGCCTTAACTTCAACTGTACCACAAAGAGTATTAGCAGGAATCACAAACTTACCAGCCGTATAACCATTAGAATCTGCCTTCAAAGTACCAGAGTTAGTTCCTTGATAAGCAGCTGATGTAGGTGACACCTGAATTTGTTGTCTGTTAAACAGAACAATAATGTTGTCCACAGTAGGTTCAAGGTTAGAAATCTTAATAGTGATATCACGTTGACGCATGTAAGTGATAGCTGAATTGATGATGCTCTGAATAGCAGATTGAGTAGTGGAGCCATTTCTATACCAGCTTGAAGCGTAATACTGACTCCAGTTGGAGAATGATACTACTCTAGTAGTAACCCCACCTTGTATAGTGATGGTGCTTTCGTCAATCCAGTTATCAACCATTGGGCTAATCACCACAGTAGGACTCTTAGGAAATGCATTATAGCTATTTACCCTGAATACGCTTGTAGCAAGAGGTTGTGACAAAAGTTTGATTTCTGTACATCCATTTGTCAAAATTCTACCAAAAGTATTAGCAGAGTATTCAGATTCAGTGTTTGGTTCCAACTGGAATACTTCAGCTTCAAATGGAACAGTGAGTTCTTCATTTTTAAGGTCTATTGTAGCAGACCATTCACTGTGGTATGGGTCAGCCTTAGTGAGACCAATAAACCCATCGGTAAATACACCCATAAGTTCAGTAGCATTCTCTCCAGCTGCTGCCTCTTGGTCAAGGTCAGTAATAGCCTGATTATACTCAATGTCATTTATGCGTTCCAGGAGGTTGTACAAATCCAACATAGTAAGTGCTTTAGTGTTGTTATTAACAACTGAACCAGGCTTATCTGTCATTGGTACTAACAGAACAGAACCAATAGGAAGTACTTCATTAGTGTCTACATTAGGCATGCTAACAGTTCTAAGTATATCAGACTGACCCTTAGTAACTACTACATTTCCGTACATATCCAAGGACACAACGTCAATGCGTGCTAACATATAATCATAATTCACAAGGAAAGTAGACCCATCAGTAGGTTTGTCTCCATCAAGGAAATCAATATACCCAAGAGTTTTGTCATTTGACAAGGTAAGTTTATAATCAGTATCCTTTACCATGGTTTTGTTGTAAGTCCAAGTACACTGGTATGTACTGCCTGGGTCTGGTGCATGTGAACCAATAGACCAATCAATACCATCATTAGCAAGTTGGAAATCAGTTCCGTTTACGAAAACTTCAGAGCCTTGTGTAACAGAAATAATTTCAACTGCTGGAGCCAAAGGCAAGTAGTCAATACCTCCAATAATGCTTCCACGGGTAATATTATCAGTTTTTTCTACAATGCTCATCAGCTTTTTTATAGAATTAACATAGTTGTTATTAAGAGTATATCGAGAAGTACCAGTTCTGTAAGTTTTAGGCTCATTTTCTGCATTACGCAAATCAGTGGCTCTATCAAGAAGAACAGTGTAATCTGTGTCTTTTTGTACTTCATAGCCTTTAATGTAAGCCTTACCACTAGACAGATTAATGAAAATTTTCTGTTCATTATTCTGCTCTTTATCAGAAATAGTAAGACCAACCACCTTGTAATTTCCACTCTCATCAAAAGTACGTCTTGCAAGAGTATTTTGAATCTTTTCAAGCTGTGTTAGGTCTTCATTCTTATTGACTGAAATTTGCTCACCATCCACCAGCGTGTACATGATAGAGGCATTAGGGTCATCAACAGTGATTTCCACATACTCTTTCATGCGGTAAGCACCATCTTGTGCGTAGTTATCGTACCCAGTAGCAATATCATTCAGTCCAGCATCATCATCTGGAGTAATGACCTGACTACGCAGTATAGCACCAATTACCTCTGTGCCTTCTCCTGTAATAGCAATAATAGTATCAGGAATATCACGCACATTACCATCAAGGTAAATACGTCCACGTGTCATCGTCACCTGCTTATGGTCATCCGAAATAACAAGTTGACATCCCTCAATCACGTCACCATTGGTCAGTATTGTGTTACCAACATTAGTTATTTGTGATTTAAGGATAGACTGCATTTCATTCAATTCCTTAGACTGGAGCACCTTACCAGCACGGAACAGAATCTCTGTATATCCTTTTGTTTCGTCAAACAGATTGTAATACTGATTGACAATCTCATTCTTAGCCATCTGTATTTTCCTCCTTATAGCTTACTAGAATTCTATTATCATGGAGAATGTATCTCTACTGTCCTCGTTGCGAGTTACTACCTTACGCTGGTCAAGTACTTCCAAAATACCTTGGTGAACAATATCCTCTGGGAGAAGCACACTCTTGTTCTCAGGCACTCCATCTGCCAATTTTACCATAGAATGAACACCAATCTGCCGATATGCTCTGGCTGGCAGTTCATCATAGTAAATTGAGGCTTCAATATATACCCAATGAGCACCAAGCTGAATTGCCTCTTCAGCAGATATTTTACGCCATGTACGGTCTCTGTATACTACAGTACCCTCATCATCTGGTACTACCAGAGCCTTAGTATCAACACGCTTCAATCCGATGAGTTCATCAAGTTCTTTAGCTTCTACAGATGGGAGTGGAGCAGAAAACTCAGAGCCATCTTCATTCAGCCCTTCATGTTCAGCAGCATAGGTTTCACCCTCCCAAGGTGAAGTTCTACCTAAGCCAAAATAAATATAGGGCATCTGCTGAAAAAGAATTGCCCTACTAACATGACCCATGGTAGTAGTAATTGGTAATCTAATAGCCATTTGAGTTCCTCCTTTTTGTTACTACTTGTTAATATAGTATATGTAACCTAATGCTAAGATGTTATTGCTGAGGTATTACATGAATTAGACTCTTTAATACCTCTTTAGTTGAAAAGAGTCAGTATTCATTATTTTATTCAAGTTTGCTATAGTTTTTAGTCACTAAAGTATAAGTTCATGTGTTACACTTAAAAGGTAATATATCATAAATACCATTGGTACCATACTCAATTGGTTATAGCAATTGGTGGCTGGTATATTACTGGGTCTGCCATGTGTATTGATTCATATTCTTCTGGAGTTGGTGTTGTTCCATTGCCTTCCCAGAAATTTAATATATCAGTATTAAGCATAACCTCAGTGTTCCAAAGTTGCTTATTAACTACAGGGATTAGCCACATGGCATAATTACCAATTTGTATAGAATCCTGATATTCGTCTCTGGTAGAATACATCCACTTGTTATTGTCTTTATTTTCTTCAAAGTCTATGAGGTCACCAAGTGTAGGAGTATTAGCTTTTATGTGTCTAATGGTTTCTATGATAGATTTTCCACCGCTCATGTACTGATGACCACTAAAGTCTGGGTTGTATACCAATGACTCAATTTCAGTAGCCTTTTCTCCACTCATTAGCTTATTGCCACTGGTTATACCATCATCTGACACCCTAAAGGACTTCTCTGAATCACTCTCTAGGCTGATAACCACCAACCTCCTGTAAGAAGACACCTTACCATTGTCTGATAACCTCAATTCAGTTTCAGGATTCTTTATGACCTTCTTCTCTATGTCAACTACGTCTGGCCACTTAGAGTATTTAGTCCTGTAAATTTCCTCTAATTCCTCATTAGTTAACACAGCAGAGTCCCACATCCACGGCATATCTTGTTCTGGAGTCCAATACCATGGGCTACCAGCAATTACGATTGGTGGCTGATATACATCACCAAAAGTAAGGTATCCTTTTTTCCACCTTCTCTCAAATTCCTCTATAGAGTTAAGAGTGTGGTCATCCTGCCCTTCTGGTGGCTCCCACAGAGTCATCAAGTCCTCCCAACTCATAGTAGGAGTATCCCACAACCAGTTTTCATGTCTCTTAACCAGCCACATTGCTGGTTCTCCCATAAGAATAGGAGGTTGTAAAGCATTGTAATAGTCTGGGTTGAGTTCCTTAAACTTGGCTATGGAATCCAGTATTCTATTAAAGGCTTCATGTGTAGCAGTAAACTCAAACATTACACCATTGTCAGATAGCTGCTTCTGATGAGAAAGTGTAATAAAGTCATCCATCAGTTTTATAGACTGAAGGAGTTCAGACGTTATATTTATGAGTTTTGTATTGATTTCTTCTTGAGTTAAATCGCCACTAAGGAATTTATATGGTCCAAATACACCATCTGGGTTGTGTGAAGGCTTGAATCCTGTATCCTTAGTTTCCACTAAGGTTTCCATCTTTTCGTAAAAGTCTAACAATCCTATGAGGTCAAACTTGGTTATAATAATGGATTCATCTGTGTCTTTATCTAGCATTTTTGCGTACCAATAATAAGATGTGGTACGCTCAAACCATATTTCTCTTCTACCAGACAAAGTTCTTGAAAAACTTGTATTACTAAGCATCAGACCACTATAGGTTACACGCTTAGTCTGCATTTCTATATGCCTAGCATAATCTGCCCAGTTTTCATTAGAGTCTTCATATCCCTTAATGATATCGTAAGAATTCAAGAAACTCCAAATTATCTTGACACCAGCAGCCTTTACAGATAATACAATATCCATCAAATCCTGAGTAAGTTTCTCTGGTATAGATATATCAAGTACTGCGTGTGTCCAATAGTCTTGAGAGAACATTCTGGCGTCATTACTAAGTGTTCCTCTATGAGAGTACTTACCTAATTCCATCCATGGCTCTCTAATACTAACATCTTTTCTGGTGTACTCTTTGTGATATTCTTCATTAAGGTATTCTACAATGTAGTCCTTAATAGCTGGAATGGTAGTCTTAGGTCTTATTACGTGCTGAATGATTCTATTAGAATAGTCTCTGTCTTCCTCACCACTTTTACGGTATACAGTGAAGAAGTCCCCCCAATAGTCCAGCCACTTACCAGTGGCAGTGGCTAAACACATTTCCAGACGCATTAAATCTAAATCACCGTCTACCATAAGAAAGCTGTCGTATATAGACTGTATTATGGCATGGTGAGCTGTTCCTGATTTAAGGTTTATGTCAAAGATTCCACGTAAGCATTTGAGGAAGGTTAGAACAGTCATCACTCATTCCTCCAGTTCTTCTTATTTATACATTCTACTGTAATATTGCCAGGTCTAATGAGCTCATTAGCTTGGACTACTGTATCCTCTGACTCTTTTATGAGTACATTTACAACAATATCTTCATAGCATGATTTTATGTGATGAATAACATCAGCCAAATAGTAATTATCTCCTACTGAGTATTCATTAAGAAAGTTGAATACAATTGACTTTATCTGTGGTTCATACACAGTAGTATCGTAATCATCATAAAGCATAACCTTTATATAAGGATTGATGTTTACTTTGACAATTGGCAATACTTCTACTTCTATGCCACCAGCCCTAAAGTCAATCATAGCCTTATTTACTTCTGCTCTCAAAGTATCTGGGAGTTCACCATTTGAGTCATGTACATATAACTTTACGTATCCAATGTAGTTATCGTCTACATAAGCACCAGTTATACCCTCTACTTGGAGTGCTCCCCACATTATAGCACTTCTAGTGGCTCTAGCCAAGGTATTAATGTACTTCTGGAAACGCTTTTTGTGTTCTAATGCTGTCTCTGCCTCTCTACCATTAGTAAAGTCAGCTGTATTATATACACTCTTTACATTCTGATTAGTAGGAATCATCAGAGAAATAGCACCCTGTGGTACGTTACCAATTGCTCCTTCTTTTTGACACTTGACCTCTACTGTAGTACTAACCAGTCCTGGTTCACAGTAGTTATCATCTATAGTTTCAAAGTATATGTATCCATACATGTCAGACGTAGAAAAAATTGTTCCTTTAGGAATAGTCAAGGAGTTTGTGAGTGCTCTCTGGAATACTATATTCACTGTTCCAGTAGCATACTCAGATGTCTTCCTCTCTATTCCGAAAGAAGTATAAATTGAGGTTTCTATAGCATAAAGCACATACTGCTTCATCCTGAAGTATATTTCTTCAATCTGTATGGAAACTGCTTCATACAAAGTTCGGATACCAGAACCAATGTTAAAGTCAGTAATTTTATCTGACCTAGCAGTAGTCCAGTCTATCATATCCTTTAATACTTTGTACATACTCTTTATTTCAAGTCCCATTATCTCTCACCTCACCTTGAAAATGTCTTTCCTACACGAAATACTGAATATGGCTCTACTGGGTGAACAATGAAGTCAATAAATATAGCACGTCCATGGCTATTAAGTATCCCATTACTACCATTTGCTCCATCAGAGTTCTTAAATACAGCCCTAATGTCGCTCACTCCAAGTACCCTAAAATCACCTAATACACATTCTTGTACTTCTAGCTTAATTTTTATGAGCCTTTCCATAGTAACCTTACCACCTATCATGTTAATAAGATTACAACCCCATTCTGGATGCATCATCAGCGTACCTTTAGGTGTTCCCAGTCTGGTAATAAGCTGCTGTCTTAAATTGTTGATTCCTTCACTAAGAAGTATGTCTCCATCACTTCCAGCATTCAGTACTCCCAAGGCTTCCAGATTAGTAACACCATTATAGGAGGTCTCAGTGGAGTACAAATCTAAATCACATCCAAATGTGTAGTTTTCAAGTTCCTCTGAAAGATTATTGGTTTTCTTAGGTATATGTATCCCTGTAGTTGGT